TCAATTAATTATAAAAATACCTTTGGTTAAAATAAAAATCAAAAATGAACACAATTTTTATTAATGGCGATATTGTTGCGTTTAATAATGGTTGTAGTGAATGCTACGACATTGCACAACTAAATAATGATCTAAACGCAATTGACAAAACAGAACTTAAGGAGCTGACAATTGACATTAATACATTTGGTGGCGATGTTACCGGTGGATTTGCAATGGCGAATATCATTAGAAGATACGCTACTGAAAATTCTGTAGAAATTACTACACGTATATCGGGTTATTGTTCGTCAATTGGAACTGTCATATTCCTTGCTGGAGATAAAAGAGTAGGTAACGAATACGCAGATTTTTTTGTTCATAACGCTTGGATTTTTGCCCATGGAGACAAAAACGAAATGAAAAAGCAATACGAGGATTTAGAAGAAGTCTCAAATAAAATTGCGAAATACTACTCTGAAAAAACAACAATACCGTTTGATGAAGCCGTAAAATTAATGGATCAGTCCACTAACATTGATTCAGAAACAGCCTTAAAATACGGATTTTTTACAGAGGTAGAAAACAGCGTTAAAGCCTACAATTCAATTTCAATTAGGAACTTATTAATTCAAAATAATTCAAAATTAAATATTAACAAAAATGAACAAGAAATGACTACCAAAAAACAAAGCATTTTCAATAAGCTTGTAAGGCTTATTTCCGATGCTAAAAATTTGATTGTTTTTACCGATACTCAGGAAGAGCTTGACTTTTACGACTTAGAAGAAGGCGATACCGTGAATATTGGCGACAAAGCAGATTTTGGAGGCAGAGCGGCTAATGGAGATTTTACTCTAGCTGATGGCGTTACGCTTTACACTTTTGAAGCAGGGGTTTTGACAAATATTGAAACACCAAGCGAAGAAGGCGACGGCAATTTAGCTGAAAAGGATGCAGAAATAGCAACTTTAAAAGCTAGAATTGCAGAATTAGAGTCCGCTTCAAACTCAAGAAATGTTGAGGTTGAAGCCTTAAACAAAAAAATCAACGCTTTTAAAGCTTTAGAATCCGAGTTTAGAGCCGAAATGGGTAACGAAGAAAAAACACCACAAGAAAAAAACAAAATCGATATTAACGAAAGAATTAAAAATTTTAAATTTTAAAAAATGGAAGATACACCAGGCTTGGAATTAATTGGTTTAGATGCACTTTTTGCGGACTTTGGCACTTCGCTAAACGCAAGTTCTAAATTTAGATTAAGCAACGCAATTTTCAAAGAAGTTATACAGACTTCTGATTTCGCAAGATTACACACCATTCAAACAGGAGTTGAGCATAACGATTCTTTACTTATGGTAGAGAAAACAAAACAATGGGGATTCTTAAAGAAGTCTTCAACGGTTGGTTGTGCATACAATGAGTGTTCTATTGTTGACAATATTACAGGAAAGGTTTGGAATCCCCACAAGTACGATTGTGAAATAAAATTTTGCCCAACAGATGCAAAATTTACCGCTGACTGGAGAACATTCTGGGGAATTAATTGTGCGCAATTTCAGAACGACATCGAAAACACTTTCATTGCGTACTTGAAAGTAAGAATTTCAGAATTAATAAACGATTCCCATTGGAGAATTGGTTATTTTGATTACAAAACAAATCCTGATACCGCTTATGCTGGTATTGATGGATTCTTTGTGCAATGGCAAGCAGTGGCAACACCAGCTAATAAAAAACAAAGAGTTGTAATTACTGAAAATGCCGCCACAACTATTGCTGCACAATTGACTTTGCCAGCGGATGCCGCTTACAATTATTATAAATCAATGTACGATAAAATGATGCTTAACAGAAGCGTTATGACATCAAAGGCAGGTTTGAGAATTGAAACAACTAGAGCTTTAGCAACTAACTATTTGCATTATTTGCAAAACACTAGAGAAATCAATTGTTGCTACAATATGATGCACGACGGAACTACCTCTAGCGGTTATTCTTACGAGAATTTAAACTACATGGGTATTCCTATTATCATCATAAATGAGTGGGATGAGATTATTCAGAATTTCTTGCCAAAGATTACAACTGGCTCAGATATTGCTTATAACAAGCCACACAGAGCAGTTTTGACTTACGATGCCAACAGAGTAATCGGGACTTGTGATTTGAACGCATTGAAAATTTTCAAAGTAATTTTCGATCCGATTTCTGAAAACTTGATTATGAGAGTAAGCTCATCTTTAGATGCGCAGATTCCAATCGATTCTGACTTTATTTTAGCAATTTAATATTAACTTTTAAAAATATAAAATTATGGCAGCATGCGACAATGTTTGCGCTAAGTTAGTATCTGATATGACTTACGACTGTAACAATAAGAGTACAGGTGGTATTTACCAAACAATCAAGTTGGTGAATATGTGCGATATTTTGGATAATTTGGCGGATTTTACTGTAAATACGGCTACAAGTGGCTCAACTTGTGCGCACTCAATTACGGCATATACAGGTACTGCAAGCGAATTGAACGCAGTTACCGCTAACGCTTTACCTAATAAGCAATTGATGACGGCAGGTTTTTCGAGTTCTAACACCGATTACGGCACTTATTTTACGCACTCAATCCAATTATTCTCACAAGGAATGACTGAAAAAAGCGTTTGCAACATCAAGGCTTTAGGGAATGGTGCGGAAGTAGTAGCGTTTGTTCATCAAAAAAATATGGGTGTAGACAATAAAGAAGCTTATTGGGTTTACGGTTTCAAAAATGGTTTAAAACTTGGGGAAGTTACTTTTTCCACGGCAGAAAACAACGGTAATATTTTAATTCCTTTGACTTCTACAGAGCCTGATTTAGAAACTCAACCACCGTTGAGATTGTTGCTTACCGATTACGCAACGACTAAAGTTTTCTTTGATTCATTATAATGACTAGAGAAGAATTAATAAACAAAGGGAGTAGCAGCGTTCGCAACAACGCTACTCTTTTTGTTTTATTTAAAGAATTTTTAATCGAAGATTGGGGTGGCATTCCTGAAGGATGCTTCGGTTGCCAATTTTCCACAACATTCGACCGTTGGAAAAGACAGGTTTTAGCAGGAACAACAAATGAAACAAAAGAAATAAATTTAAAAAATAAAGACACGGACATGAATACTTATATTTTAAAAGACAAACATTTTAAGACCTATTTTAAAGGAGAGGTTTTAAGCGCAAATAGTTCAGACGCTGAATGGAAAGAATTTCTAGAAAAGAGCGAAGAAAACAAGGCTAGATTTTTAGTATTGCCTTCGGAGTTTTCGACACCAAAAGAAAAAGCTGAAGAAGCTATTGTTATTGAAGGGATTGAAAAAAAAAACGTGAAGTCTAAGAAAAAAGCATCTGCAGAAGCTGCTAAATCTAAATAATGGAAAAGGATAAATCAAATAACTTTTTAATTAAAATTGTCGAACTTTTTGACAGGGTAATTCCCTTTTCAAAAGAGGAAGGCATTTATAAAAATGATGTTGACAATCTATATCCAAACAGAATAGAAATCACTGAAAAAGATTCGACAACCGCTAACAGCTGTTCAAACAAATTAGCGCAGTACATTTATGGGAAAGGATTTGCAAATAAAGAGATAACTTTTTCAAGCAAAAAAGGAGAAAAAATAAACCTTAACGATGCTTTGCAAATGATTGTAAATTCTGTAAAAACGCACAGAGGAGCATTTATACATTTGAATTACGATGTTGAAGGTAAAGTAAACTACTTTGATGTTTTAGACTATAAAAAGTGTAGAATATCAAAAGAGGATATGAACGGTTATAGTGGTAATATCATTTACAAAGACTGGAATCAAAAGAAATCCGGTTTTGATGCAACTAAGAAAAAAGACATATTTTTTTATCCGTACAATCCTTTGAATATTAACGCTCAAAGAAAAGCGGACAGCCCTAAAATAGAAAATGTAGAGGACTTAATCCGAAACTATAGAGGACAGGTTTTGTTTATGACGTTGGATAATTCTAATGTTTACCCTTATGCGTGGTTGAGCGGACAAAGCGTTTATGATGCAGATTCAGAATTTCGTTTGTCGCTTTACCGTAATAGTTCTATTCGTAAAGGATTCCAAGATAAAACAATGTTTATATTGAACGGGTTCGATAAAGAGACATCTAAAGATTTTGACGAAGAGGCTCAAAAATGGCTAGGTTCTGAAAATGCAGGGTCAATTTTCACTTTTAAAATTCCAGAATTTTTAGAAAATCCTGAAAAAGTAATAGTTCCAATTCAATTAAAATCAAGCTACGATTCAAAGAAATTTGAACTGGACGAAAAAGCGTTTGAAAATTCAATACGAAAATCATATTTGCAAATTCCAAAGATTTTAATCAACGATAATGATGGTGGGATTTTTGGAACATCTGCAGAGGCGTTAAAAGAGGCTCAAAGAATATACTCAAATGAAACGGCTTTTATTCGTGAAAAAATAGCTGATACTTTTGAAAGAATATTAGGCGTTCCAAATACAATTATTCCACTTATTGAAGAAGTAACACCCGTAACCGATGGCTTGTAATTTAGAAACTTTAGTAATTGAAAAAGCAG